GTTGAGGCGTTTGATAAATAATCTGTTCCAGCAGTCGCAACACTAAATGCAGATGTTCCGTTGCCTTTTAGGATTCCGGTCAGTGTTGTAGCGCCTGTTCCGCCATCCGCTACCGCAAGAGTTCCGGTAATCGATGACGCTCCAAGATCAACAGCAAGTTCAGTTGATTCAATAACGCAACCGCCGTTAGCCTTTAAGTCAACACTGACCGTTGAGCCAGCAACATCAATACCATCTCCGGCTACAGGAGCAGCAGCAGCAGCAGCAATTGTGATGCCGCCTGCGCTATTGGTGATCGTAATGTTTGAGCCAGCCGTTAACGTTGCTTTTGACAACGTGTTCCCAGTGGTATTACCAATCAACAACTGGCCGTTGGTGTAACTGGTTTGGCCAGTACCTCCTTTGTTGACTGCAATTGTTGAAGCAGACCAAGTGCCGCTGCTTAACGTTCCAACGGATGTCAGGCTAGAACCAGTAACGCCGCTACCAAGAGTGCTACCACTAAGAACACTTGTTCCATTGATGTAATAAGCCTTGCCTGAGGCTAGATCCAAATGTTCGCTTGATGTCCAACTATCTGAAGAATCAAGCCAGCGGAATAGCTTGTCAGTTGCGCCTAAAAGGGTAATTCCTCCACCATCAGCCGTTGTATCGGTTGGAGTGCTGACATTACCCAGAGTAATGTTTTTGTCAGTCACGTCTAGCGTCTGACTGTCAATAGTAGTGGTAGTACCCTGAACGTCAAGATTGCCTGAAACAGTTAGGTTGTTACTGAATGTAGTGTTGCCACTCAGAGTGGCGGCACTAAGATCAACCGTTCCAGTAAATATTTTGTTTCCACTTATGGTTTGGTTGCCGGTAAGTGTTGCAAACGCTCCAGAACCTGCAATTGAAATGACAGAACTAGCGGCTCCACCGCCAGCATCTCCAAAGCCATAGCTCAGGATGTTGTCAACTTCCGAGTAAGCCAGCTCACTTGGGGCTAAAGTGCTTGGCGCACCAGACGCACCACCCGCAGCACGTTTCTTGATCCTGATGGTGTTGGTCATGGCTTAAAAGTTACCTCCAAGAACGAGTGTGTCTGTGGTCCAGGTTGCGTCCGCCTTGTACTCCCCGGAGGCCGAGTCGTAATACACGATGCTTTTGTTCACTTTAGCGGAGTCATCAACGAAAATCCCTGGTCCAACGGGGCCAGTTGGTCCCTGCGGTCCAGCGGTTATTGCTGTAACGACAGACGTTGACCCGTCTACCGTGACTTTAGTAACTGGCGCGGTGACGTTCACAGATGTCATCCCGTGTACCCCTCTGAAACAGTGATTTGACCTTCTAAGTAGTAGTCCTTAAGGCCACTAGGGTTTGTGATCAAAACGTCATAATAAACAACGTCAGGCAACGTGACGGTCTGGGCGTCAGTCAACGAAACAGTCACTTCACCGTTCGCTCGGTCGGGATAAGCAACCGCAAAATCAGCGTATTTAGTGCTCCTTTGCTTATTCCAAGCTTGAGCCTCTACTGTTGCACCTGTCAGGTCAATGGCGGCGTCGTTTCCATCCTTTAGTTGCAAGACAAGCGAATAGTCCGCCCTTCGTTGAAGCGTAAAATTATATGTGCCGGGAGAAACAGACATTAACGATCCTCGCTCGGCCCATACTAGCTCTTTTCACTTTAGCGAACAGTCCGCTAAGTCTTGATGCAGGCCAACAATGACACGTTTCTGGGGCGTGACTCTGTTCCGCCAGCGGCACTAACGCCGACTGAAGTTGACGTAGAGACGCTAATCCCTGTACCGGCACTGCTGGTCGTTCGGTTTTGGTTAGTAGGCTCGTTAGTGCTGCTTCCGCCTCTACCTTCATCGCCGTTCCCTTCTCTTGCTGCGTTAAAACCATGAGAGTGGCCTGGGTCAGAAACACTTGAGCTTGAACTGGCTGTTGCGGAGTGATTGTGAGACAGGTTTGCACTGCCTTGGTTGCTGCCTAGTGTTCGACCACTGTCAACCGTGTGGCCATCACTCCACCCGCGAATAAACTCACCACGCAAATCAGGCACATTGAACGTGGTAGATCCATCGCCTACACCAAACTGAGTTCCAATCGCTGCAAACAATGCTGAAAATGTTGATCGACTAATTGCAGCACCATTGGCTTTGATGTAACCAGTTGGAGCGGTAGACCTTGCCGAATAAATAACCGTTCCAGCAGGTGTCAGGTCAGTGGCTGAGGGGATTGCAGCGATTTGAGCGTCAACATAGCCCTTATTGCTGGCCATATTTGTTGTTGTTGGATCGCCTGTCAGCGTCAAGTCTCCCGTCAGCGTTCCACCAGTCAGCGCCAAATATGTACTTGCTGCCGTCGTTATCTGCAAATACTTAGCAGCTGCCGCAGTATCAGTGATGCCTAAGGGATCAACACGAACAAAAGCAGCTCCGTCATAGACCTTCAACTCATCCGGCGTCTGAGACGTGTCAAGCCACAGTTGCCCCAATGTTGGACTTGAGGGCGCAGTGCCGCTTGGGCTTGTAGCAACCGACGACCCAGGCAGGAAACTGACAGTCGTGAACGTTGCGCCGTTATAAACCTTCAGGACTGGCGGGTTGGTATTGGTATCGACCCAAAGCTGACCGTTATAAGGTGTTGCTGGCGCAGACGTTCCAACGGTCAACCCCAACTGGGTCAGAACGATTGCCAGATTATTTGCAGTGATCTTGCGCGTTTCACTCGCGCTAATACTTGTGAACGGGACAATGTCCTGGCTTGCAACCGTCGTTGCGGCTGGTAACTGGGAAATGCGTGCGTCAGCCATTAGTAACCAATTACGGTGATGTCCACAAGGCCAGTTACCCCGGTCCCGCTGGAGTTCAGACACTTAATAGTAACGGAGCTGGTGGTTTTAGCCGTAACCACAGCCGACACCGCATTTGAGCCACCTGTTTGAAGAGCTGTAATTGAAACGCTTGAAACCGCTCGAAATGTTTTGGTCAAGGCTACAACCGTTCCAGCTGCCGAAATTGAAACATCGTTTTGCTTTTCAATTACGTCGGGATAATCAAGCTGCGCCGTCAATGCAGTGATATTTCCCGCAGTCGTTCCACCGTCAGGACTCTTAAAACGTGTCTCAACTCGATATACATCACCAAGTAATTTTTCAAATGGTGCATAAGGATGAACCACTCCGCCTTCCGCTAATTCTGTTGGAGTGTAATACCGTTGTTCCGCCAAAATTCGATCATCATTTTCTTGCAAGAGATCAAAGTCATCTTCCTGCGTAAGCTCAGTCGCTTGCCCTGTTAAAGCAACCAATGAGTGCGCGTAAGTTGCTGTCGAAGTTGTAGAAAACAACAATGCGCTTTCGGTATTATTGTTGTCAAAATTCCAAGTAAAGTAGCTGTCAAGCGTTGCGTCTGTTTGAACTAGACTGCCGCCACTCACAGAACAGTTGTCATACGTTCCAGGCCAATCGTTCGTCGGTGCATTCTTTGCGTCGATTGATTGCACTGCGTTGCTAATCGGAGGAGCGCCAATGTTCACCAACACATACGCGGGAAGATCTGCACGCCATTGCGTTGCATCAACTGACTTCACCATCACAACAAAAGAATCAACATCAAACAAGCTGGTTTCAAACCATTGCTGTTGAGCGGGCAGACCACCAGATGCAAGCTCAATGCCAGCGCCCCAAGTCGCCGTAACGTCTAGTCGAGTCTTTAGATCTGCTGGAGCCGAAACGTTATACGTTCCAGTCGCAGTGCCGGTAAAGTTAATAGCAGCGCCGCCATTTGTTGCACTAACTTTGAACGCTGTACTTGTGAAGCCATCGCTCGCAACAAAATAAGTTGTTCCGTCAACTAGCCCAGTCGGCAAAGTGCCAGAAGACGCGGCAAATACAATTTCATCGCCAATACTCAATAAGTGCTGGTTGATTCTAGTGCCAATCACTGTTGAGGTTTTGACTGTGACAAGATCAGTTGCAACTTCAAACTCAACAACGTTTAGCGCCAGCGTTCCTTTCTTGTATTTGACCTCATAACTCACAACATCAGCAACAAGTCCTTGGTCCCAACTGCCGTACTCTGTCGTGGGTAACTGCCAACTGAAACGCTTGCCACTACTGTTTTGATTCTCAACAACACTAAAATTGCTAGGAGTTGGTGGAGCAATTTCACTGCGTTCCACAACGTCGTAAATGTAATCAGTTGGATTTTCTCCAAAAATTCCACTTGTAAAATTAACCCGCACGTCGTAAGTATCTGGAGCATGGAATGCAACGGTGTAATACCCCGTCAGAGGAATATCAGATAAGAAATACCAGCCATCGGCTCCAGGGGGTTTAACGCCAGGAATTTCACCCGACGAAAGATTGCGAGGCTTAACCCAACACTTGAAACCGCTAATTCGAGGCAGAATAGGACACGTTCCAGGATCCACAATGATCAGCTGGGTGCCGTCCGGCTGGTTGGCGTGTGTAACAGTTGCCCCAAAAGCAACATCACTGAGGTTTGGAATAGGAGGGAAAGCGTCAACGTCATAGACAACCCAATCAGATTGGCTGCCTAAACGATTAACCGCAGAAACTCGAACTTGATAAGTATTGCCAAACGTGTGTACTGAAAGTGGAATCTCAACTGCTGTTGCCTGCAACTGAGCAATATTTGACCACTCGGTGTCGTCAACTTTTCGCCATTGATACCTGTAACCGCGAACAAGCAAATCAACTGAATTGTTTACCTGCGGGGCACGCCATGAAGCTTGAATTGATGTCTGACCGTTTGAATACTGAAGAACACCTGAAACGTTCGTTGGCACGCCAACAGGTTGAAGCGTAAAGCGATCCTTTGGGATCGCAACTGGCAAATCGTTATCGACATAACCATATTTGCTGCTGTTGTATTGAATAGCTTCGACTTGATAAATCAAAGACTCAACTTCTGAGATTGAAATTATTCGGTAGGTTGCAGCCTTCAGCGAAGTCCATTCAAGTACCCATAAAGCACCGCTTTGAGTTGCTACCGCTGAATCAACTTCAACGACAGTTGTGGACTCGCCAACGGTAGAGCCAACAACGTTCAGCACCTTTAGTTCTGGGTTTATCTTGATTGAGTCGTCCGGGTTTGTAACTGTATCCCCTCCAGGGATTACAACGGTCAGTGTGTAGTCAGTTCCAGGTGCCAGCGTTAAAACTGCATCAACAGTTATAAAGTTTCCGTCAACAGCTACGATGCGACCGCCTAAACGTTGGCCTTGCTTCAATGGGTCAGCAATCTTAATGATTTCGCCAACGCCAGCCGCAATGCCTTCCGCTCCAACACGAAAGCTAACCTTTTCTGTTTCATACCTATCACTAAAAAGTGTATGCTTGGCTGCCCGCAACGCTTGGCCGCGAGATGTAACGCCAATCAAGCGAAGGTCAACAGGGTTATACCCAAACTTGTCCAGCAGCTCATCATCTTGCTGATACTCTGTAACGCTTGAATAAACCTGGGTTGGATCGTCCCAGTTCGCTAAAACTACAGTCTTGCGTGCTGCTCTAGCCGAACCCGCATAGCTGAAACACGGTGACGAAACCTCTCCGTTTTCGGCTACGTCTTGAATAACATTGGCTTCGCTGAATTGTTGAACTACTTCTTGCTCCCGGTCTTGCGTTAAATACAACTCCCCTTCGCTGTAATAAATCAGCCCCCGGAAACAGGAGGCAAGCGAATTAAGCACTTGATAAACTGAACCTGGGTTCTGTAAGTAGACGTTACAAGTAAAACGAGGCTCCGTACCACCGCTGCCAGACGGTACTAGCTCATCACAATACTGAGAAACGGTGTAAAGATACCAAGGATCAATAGCGATAGAACTTACATAACGCTTAACGCCAAACCGCTCGTTTAGAACAATGTCACGAAAAATCCAAGCAGGGTTATCGGTCCATGCCATCTGAAACGTTCCGTCCCACAACCCCGTATAGGTACGAGTTGCAGCGTCATAATTGGTAGGAACCTGAACACGCTTACCGCGAAGCTTGACTGATACGTCAGGGATCGTGTTGAACTGCCTTGCATCAACCTTTAACGCAACAAGACCGGTATTTGGATAAGCAAACTTTTCATCAATAATTTCGACAAAGCTCTGCCAATTAATTGTGTTCTGAATAAAGCTGCTGCTGCTGTCAGATGTCAACCTTGTGACTCTTACGTTCCAAGGACCGCTGCCAGGTAACGCAAACTCATAAGCGCGTTGAAATTCGCTGTTTGATTTTCCGCTAATAGTTGGTGAAGAGATGGTCGTATAACTGCCACCGTTTGAATTGACCTGAATCCTGAACTGAACGCTTGTACCGGAAATGTCTCCGTTGCTTTCGTTTTGAGCTTGCAAAGCAGGAAGGGCAATAATCACCCGGCAACGTTCTGTGTCCGTGTCCGT